CGTGATTTCGTGGTCGAGACAGCCGGGCTTGAAGCCGTGCGCGGCCGCGCCCTCTTCCGGCTCCAGCATGCGCATGCCGATATCGTCGATGTAATGCTCGACACCGTCGACCTTGACGATGACCAGCCCGTGCCGTCCCTTGATGGTCACGGTGTGCAGAGGATCCCGGCAATCGTGGTTGTTGTCGCCGGAGCCGTAATAGGTCTGGAGGAACGACAGGATCAGGTTGGCATGCCTGCCGCCGGCCGACATGGTCGACAACGGCTCGTCGGCCGGTCGGCCGTCCCGATTCGTGCCGCGCAGGTTGCCGAGCGCGGCGGCGATAACGCCCACCTGCGGAGTGACGGTCAGCGCCGCAACTGGCTCGGGTGCCTCTCGGCCGGGGTGAACGCCACCAATACGGCGACTGTCATTATTGTGCTGTGCGAGGAAAGCCGCCACGACAGCATGGTTCCCCGAGAGCGTACCAGCGCCAGCGGGTTCGGCCAGGTCGCGGACGCCGTTGCCCCAGCGCTTGATGCCAGTCGGCGAGACATCAGCATGTGCCGTTTCGACAAGGCTGGCCGCGACAAGCACGCGGTCCTCTTTCGTGGTGGTGGAGCCGAGCGGGTCCTGCATGCCGCGCGGCCCGCTCTGCGCCGCCCTGCCGCCGGCGCCGACGATGGTCGCTGATACGATCGCATGGCGCGGCGCGCCCGCCATGACGGTATCCAGCGGCTCGGCCGGCATATACCCGTCGCCGTTCTGGTTGAACTTCGACATATGCGCGGCCGTGATCGCCATGCCGCTCGATGTATGGAGTGTATTCACCGGCTCGGCGGGATCGTTGACACCGTTGCGCGCGGCAGCGCTTTGCTGGTCTGTGCGGAACTTCGTCACATGGGGCGCGACCACGGCCAACTCGCATCGATGCGCCGTGGTCAGCGCCCTAAGAGGATCGCCGCTGTCGTGGACCCGTTCGTTTCCGGGCCTGTCTCCCGCATGCGTGATCGGCACGATGAACGGCTTCGCCGCCTCGACCACATAGCGCATGATGCCGCGTGCCGTCCGCCGCAGGGTCGCCTCGGCCAAGTCCTTCTTGCGGCCGAAGATCGATTTGACCGGTATGGACCAGTCGATGATCGTATAGGCGCCCACCCAGGGCTTGAGCCTGAGCTTGCGCGCCACCTTGCGCGGCGCGTGGGTGCGCTCTCGCCAGACGATCGGCCGGCCGTCCGCCTGCGCCACGCCGAAGAACCGCTTGCGGATCGTCGGCACGCCGTAGTCCGCGCACACCAGCACGCGGCTGTCGAAACTGTAGCCGAGGCCGGTCAGGTGCTTCAGCCAGGCGCGCCAGATGCGGCCCTTGTGGCGAGGATCCGGTACCAGCCATTGATCCTGCACAGGCACCCGCTCGCCCTTGGCGGCGACCGAACCGTCCAGCTTCAGCACCCGGCCGGTGGCCTTGTCGCGCTTGGCGATCAGCGGCCCCCATGTCTGGATTTCCTGCACGTTTTCCATGGTGATGGTTTCGGGTCGCACCGTGCCAGCCCAGCGGCAGATGACCCAGGCCAGCGAGCGGCGGCGCTTGGAAACCGGCTTGGAGCCCTTCGCAGCCGAGAAGTGCGTGCAGTCCGGCGAGGCATGCAGCACCCGCACGCCGCGCCCGGCGCAGACCTCGTAGGGGTCGGCCTCGAACACGTCGCATTGCAGGTGTCTGGTGTGCGGATGCCGCGCCTTGTGCGCCGCGACCGCGATGGGGTCGTGATTGATGGCGACGTGGACCGGGAAGCCCGCCCACTCCAGCCCGTCGCAGCCGCCGCCCATGCCGGCGAACAGGACGACGGTGATGCGGTTGTCGAGGTCGAAACCCCGTTGCGCCATCATGTTCATGCGTGGTCTCCCGCCAGATCTGTTTCGCCGCCGCGCCGCAACGGCGGCGTCGTGCCGTGAAGCACCTCGTTGAAAGCGGCGATCGACAGGCCGAGGTGCCGGCGCGCGCGCGCCTCGCTCATCCCCATGTCGAGCAGCATCAGAGCGCCCATGCGCCGTTCGGGAGGCGGCAGCGCGAACAACCGCAGCGGGTCGATGCCGGCAGGCGTGCCGAAGCGCGCGCTCATAGTCCGGCCACCGGACGGGGATAGACCTGCACAGAGCCGACGATGCCGGCGCCGAACATGTAGTCTTCGCGCTCGCACGCCCGCCTGCCCCCGTGCCCGTCGTCGACGAGGCGCAGCCTCTGGCCGTGCACGACCCCGAACTCGCGCAGTTCCGCCGCGATGTCCGCAACGGTCTGGAACTCGCACGCGAAGACGATGCGGAACTGCCGCTCGCCGCCCTCGCGCTCCCGGGTGCGCAAGGTTACCCAATAGAGGCGGTCAGGCATCGGCACGGCTCCTCCGTTCGGTTGAGTGTTTCACGGTGGACCCACTGCAACAGATTGATTTCATTGGCTTTAGGTAGAATTTGCGCTCCGCGATCCCCATCCAGTCGCAGATGGCGATCACCTTGTGGACGGCGATCATCTGGCCGGTGGCGGCGCGCGAAAGATCGGTGAAGGTGACGCCGATGTCGTCGGCGAGGAAGCGATAGCCGCGCCCGTCCTCGGCCAGCCGTGCGCGCACCAGGAGCGCGAATTCGCGCCAGTCGTAATCGGCGCGGGAAGGGTTGCGGGAATTTTGCAGGCCGCTCATGCCGCGCGCCCTTCCGGCTTGAGAAATTTGGCTGGCGGCTCGCCGATCCAGGTGCACAGCGCGAAGAACTCGTCCTCGCCGGGGTTGCGGGCACGGATCGCCCGCTGCACGGTGTCGACCGGAACCTGCGCCTCCCGCGCCACCCGCAGCACGGTCTTGCGCCGGTGCAGGCGCCGCGCCTCCAGAAACAGCGCGAACAACTGGAAATCAACCGACGCGGGGTCGAAGGCGTGGGTGCAGGCGGCGGTCATGGTGCCCTCCCGCAGATAGCTTTTTTCGCAAAAATGCGATGATTTTTATTGACACCCTCGCAAAAATGCGAGATATTCAATCCATAGAAAGGAGGCAGCGAATAAACCGGGAAGCGCTGATCCGGGAGCTTCGGAAACTGGCGAGAAAACAGGGCCGGACCTTCGAAGTCGTCAAGGATCGCGGTAAGGGCTCCCACTATCAGGTCTATTTCGGTAAGCGGACAACGACCATCAAGTCCGGCGAATTGAGACCCGGTTACGTGAAGCTCATCAAGGAACAGCTCGGGGTCGAATGACCCCGGGCAGCATCCCGGAAAAACACATGGCCAATGGTGGCCGCCAAGGAGATGAGGAGAATGGAGTACGTCTACAAAGCTGTATTTGCCGGTGAGCCCGATGGCGGCTTTCTGGTAAGCTTCCCCGATGTCCCTGAAGCAATCACGCAAGGGGACGACCGGGCCGATGCGAGGGCAAGCGCGGCCGACGCGCTTGCCGTGGCGCTTCGCGGCCGGCTGGCGGACGGAAAGCCGCTGCCGGAAGCGCAGGCGAAGGGAAAGGATCTTGTGCCGATCCCCGTCGACGCGGAAACGGCGCTCAAGATCGCCGTGATCGACGCCTTCGCCAAGGCGGGCATTTCCAAAACCGAGTTCGCCAGGCGGCTCGGCAAGCCCGCCAACGAGCCGTACCGCATCCTCGACCCCGACCATCCGACCAAGCTGCCGGCGCTCAAGAACGCGCTGGCGGCGCTGGGCAAGGAAGTCGTGGTCGCGGTGCGCGATGCGGCCTGACCTGCCCACGGCGGCGCGGGCAACCGCGCCGCCTCTGGGGAGGGTATCGAAGCCCTGAACGGCCGTCATTGCAGCGCCTCACCGTTGCGAAACGTCACCGCGACCCGGTCGTCCGGGAGGCGGACAATCTCGATGCGACCCTTTTCAGCGGCGCGCCGGAGCGCATGCGCAAGGTTGAAATCCGGCCACCGCTCGATCAGGTCGATGATCGCCTTGAGGTCACCGCTCGTCATCGCAGCACCTCCTCCATCGCCTGCCGCAGGCGCTGCGCCGCATCGAGGCGGCGGCGCATCCTGTGGAGGGCCTGCCAGTAGCCCGCGCCGATCTGGTGCGCCGCCACCGCCACCGCGATCGCATCGGCTTCCATGGCGATCTCGGCCTCCAACCCGGCTATGAGGATGTCGAGCGAGGCCAGCATCTATTCCGCAGCCTCCACATGGCTGCCGGGAAACGGGATCACCTCGCCAGACCATTCGCGGTCGAGATCGGCATCGTCCATCGCCAACAACCGGTCGCGCAGGTCGCGCAGCGTCATCACCATGGCGTCCGTCGCCGCGTCGTTGGCGGCGTCGATCTCGGCTTCGAGCAGGTCGAAAAGGCCCGGTCCCTTGCGTCCGGCCGAGGCCTCCTGCGCATACATCACGCCATCGGCGAAATAGTCGGGGCTAAGCTCGGTGGCGACCGCCTTGCGGCCCATGCGCAGCGCGCAATAGGGCACGGTCATGATGCCGCCGAACGGGTCGAACACCGTCTCGCCCGGCATGGTGTAATCCTCGATCGCCCGCTCCACGATGTCGAATTGCAGCGGGCAGAGATGCATTTCCCGGCCCTTGCGCTGCTGGTGCATGTTGAGCGTGCGCATGCGCGCGACGTCGGTGCGGATCGCCGGGTGGTCGACATGCGGCGGCGCGATCATGAAGGTCGGCGGCAGCCGCCCGGCCTCGTCCAGCGCCTCGCAGAAGGCGACGTGCAGTTCGTGATTGTGGACGTGGCTTTCGCACCAGGCTTTCCAGCCGCGGTAGATGGACTTGCCGTCGAGCCGCACCAGCCGCGCCAGTTCGGCGGGCAGAAGCGGCCGGTTGCCGTCCGAGCGGTAGATTCCGTGCGCGTCGAGTTGCCAGCGCCCGCGCGAATAGCCGGTGCCGGCAATCGGCCGGATGCGCTTTTCGTCAAAGTCGTCGTCGCCGGCCGCGACCGGCCGCCCGTCGATGACGGAGACGAAATCGGGTTTTGCCTTGGCCACCGGCACGTCGGCATAGCCCTTGGAGCGGTCGGTCTGCGGCTTGCGGAATTCGAGCAGGTATTCGGGCATGCCGTGCCCCATGCGGGTGCCGTCCTTGCATTGCTCGGACCAGCCCAGCCGGTAGGTCTGGTTGTTTTCCCGCACCACGTCGGTGCCGATGGTCACCCGCGACAGGTAGGCAAAGCCGCGCCTTTCGAAATGGGCGCGGCAGTCGTCGGAAAATGCCGACACGGTCTGGAAGCCGAAACCGTTGATGCCGCCCGGAACGATCCGGTCCTTGACGTGGATGACGGCGCGCCGGCCGGGCTTCAGCACGCGCAGCAGCTCGGGGATCAGGAAATCCATCTGCCGCCAGAAATGGGCGTCGTTATCCGAGTGACCCATGTCGTGGTAGGACGGCGTGTATTCGTACTGCGTCGAAAACGGGATCGAGGTGACGATCAGGTCGACGCTGTTTTCCGCCATGTTGGCGGTTTCCAGCACCGTATCGTTGTTGACCAGCAGATAGTCGTCGGTGCGCACCTCGCGCCGCTCGACGCCGAGCGAGCGCTTCAGCGCGCCGGCAAGCGCGTTTTCCGCCAGGCCGTATTGCCGGATGATGCCGGCCATCTTCTTGGCCTGCGCCTCGAACTCGCGCCACTTGCGCTCCAGTTCGCGCCGCATCTCGCGCTCGGCCTCGGTATAGATCAGGTCGGCGCGCACCGGCTTCGTCTGGCCGAATCGTTGGGTGCGGAACAGCGACTGGAAGAAATCGTGGAACTTGAAGCCGATGCCGAGATAGATGTTCCACGCACAGTGGCGCTGGAAATTGCAGCCAGAACCGGAAATCACCGGCTTGGTGGCCAGCTCCGCGAATTCGCCGCGCGAGAAGCCGACGACCCGCTTTTCCTTTTCGTCGTCGTCGAGGTTCCCCCACACGGCTTTTGCCTGCGGCAACGCCTTCTCGATGGCATGGCGCTCGCTTTCCAGATCGTGCCAGATGATG